CGGTTCACACCAGGATTGATTGTGATTCGAATTAAGTCAGAAGAGTTAGGAAATGTGCCTTCGGTAATAATCTTACCAGAGAGGCCGCCAGTTCCTTCTTCCCAATATTGATGGATGTCCCCAATCTTCTTTGAAATATAGTTAGGAGAATCAGCGTTCAATGTTAAGTTTGCGAATTTTTCAACGTAACCAGCACGGTCATATCGTCGAACTTCGATTGTGAACGTTGCATCCGGCTTCGAAGCATTGGCTTGACGAAGGTCCTTGATGACAACATAATATTCTTTTTGAAATTGTTCTCCATCATCTAGAGATTCGATTCTAAATAAACGCTTTTGAGAGGGTCGAACACCGATGAACCAACCAGACTTAGCAGCAGTCAATTCATTTTCAAAGTTGGTCCACTCATCGGTAGCACCTGTTGGACTCTGAAGACCAGCGAAAAATCCAACAAGTCCAGCTGCATCGCTAGCTCCAGAAAGATTCATTACTTGAGATTCAAATGTCTCTCCCAAGAAGTAAGAAGCAGAAGCATCATCGAAAAGTGTAGGATCAGTATTGAATACATTACGAATGAAGTTGACACTGTTTTTGTTGAAGTCAAAGCTGATTGTATTATCGGTACCGTCATTTAAAATAGCGGAAAATTGATGAGAAGTGCCGGTGGATTTAACGAATGCTGAGGCGGAGTGAGTCGTCATTGCGGTTCCGTCGAGCAAAGTACCAGTAAGTGCTAGCGATATTTCATTTGTGTAGAAGACAGCAGCCAAAGTACCAGTTTTTGTACCAGTTGAAGCGCTTGGTGCTACGAATAGTCCAATTGCACCAGAACTAGTTGTTCTGGTACTGCTCAAGCTATGATCTACTTTCCAACCAGCTTTACCGAAAGTAGTGCTAGCAGGATTATCAAGTCCTCCAAGGCGGATAAACTTCACAGGTCCAACACCAGAAGCTAAATATGCTTGTGCGGCGTAGCCAGCATAAGATGCTGCTGCAGTGTTCCCTTCACGCCATGGGTCTCCACGTTTTACGCCATCTAATGGGGCGCCAAATACATCAATAAAGTTTTCCAAGCTATTAACCTTAACTGGTTTCATGGAAGGGCCCTTTCTAGATCTACCTATGAGAAGCAATCCGTCTGCTTCAGGCACTGGGGCTACTTGTGATTGGTCGATCTCTCTCAGTTCAATACCGGGAGACACAAAGTCAAACTTGGTAGGCATTAATTTTCTCCTATTAAAATTTCATTTTCCTAGTAAATAGTCAAATAAAAGGCCAAAGTCATAAATCTCTAAATTTCTCGCCTGACTTGTCCCATGGTTTTGAGTCCCCAATAATCACGCGCTCTCTTGATATCTTGACTTCAACAACTGACTCGGTCCTTTGAATAAAAGGTTCATCATCGTTATGGTCGTTTCCTGTTAAGTATCCTAAGATTTTCACTGTTGCTTTCGCAGTAAACATTCTTTCATCTTCTCCAAGATTTCCGGAGCTTGTTATACCATAATCGGAGTCTATGAAGGCTTCGTAACGATATCCGTTGTTTTCAACGATAAAGTTTCGTCTTCTCTCTGCGATAAACAATGGCAGGATATGGTTCATTTGCTGTTGATATTCAGTACGAATAAATACTTCGAAAGTGCAAGACACATAGACGGGTCGTGGGATGGTAATTGTTTCATAAACAATTTTTTTGGATGAAGTAGGTCCGGTATGATCCCCAGTGTTTCTTCTGTGATCGGAGTTTTGAAAGTTTTGAGTCTTATCTTGCTTGATGACTCTCTTTACTTGGATTCTATCATTCTCCAATTCTTCAGATTGAACTGAGCCTTTAAAATTGTCTTCTTTGGACAGTGACGTTCTCGAGATAGTAATCAAGGGCAACCTAAGTTTCCCGACTCCATCTCTCAACTCTTTATTGTTCTTGATTTGAAATGCTCGTTCTGAACCAAGCCATAATATTTTTACTTTCTCAATACCCTTGTTTGTTTTCACTTGAGGATTGAGAGTTTCATCGACAAAGCGAAATACCGCAGTGTCTATATTCTCCAAAGTTGATGGTACCGATGGTACATTGTTATCATTCTGCATTGAATAGTCCGTCTCTTGCTCTTATACAGTCTGCTGAGATCTCGAAACGACTCTCTGGTTGACCGAAGAGGAGTTTAGGCTCATTTAACTTTACTATTTCATAGTAGATAGATCCAAACCTTACGAAGTCACCTTCTCGAACAAATAAGTTTTGATCCTCAGTCAATCTTCTCTTATGAAAGTTGACCGTAATTTTCGTTGATTTATCAAGCGCGATGTTCTCGAGGTCCGATGTCTCGACGCCATTGTATGTTACTAGTGCATATACTCTGATTGGGTGGATGAAGTTTTTTTCTATTGCTTCTCCATAGAGTGGGTGAAAGTCTGTGCTTTCAATGTCGATTGGGAAGTATAATACTTGTTGACCGACGACTCTTTCGATTATCTCGTCGTTGACTTGCTTTACAAGGTTTCTCTCTTTCTCTCCGAGAAACAATGGAGATGGAGGCTGTGATGGTCTTTCCCATTTTGACATTTATTTACCCTACAAAGATTTTTAAAGGAACTTTTTGAACGATAGCGTCCATGTTCTCGACCATCGTCTTATCTGTTTCAGCCAGTTTGGCATAAAGCATTTCATCAAGCTGCTTGTTGAGCTCTTCTCTGAGCGCTTGTTGTTCTGCTGAGGCTTGAGATAAAAGGTCTGAGGCATTCAATGTGACGTTATCGCCTGGGATTGGAACTTGGCCTCCGAACTTACCTCGAATTTGCCCTAGAGTCTCCTTTGAGAGCGCTAAAGCGAATCTACGGATCCACTGTTGTCCGATTGAGTTAACCTTGTTGAATGGGATATTCTCTATAGGCATTGTATTCATATTGTTTACACCGTCAACACCTGAGTCATAGGATCCCGTGGAGAATGCCGAGTTGCCTGTTTCTACGGTGAACCTAAACCAAAACTTATCCTCAGTAACTGAGGATGGCGATGGATACAGTCTAATCTTGTTGTCGTTTATTTCATATGAGTAGTGTGATGTTCTTGTGTATAGGTGATCTTCGTAAGCCATTGCTTGAAGTTTGTTTTGCCATGGAGGTATAACGTTAAAAGTAGAGTCATCTGCATATTGGCCGTAATTATGCATGTCCCCAACAACATTGAGTCCACCATAGTACCCATAGAATCTCCACATCTGTCTCGGAGTTACATAATACACTTGTCTAATCTTGATTCTTTTGTTGTCCATTCCATCCCAATCTGAACCTGCCTGAGAACCAGAGACAATCTCTTGAAGATCGTAATCTTGCTGGTCTGGTACTACATCAAACGATGCAGAATACAATGGTTCTGTACCACCAACTAATGCTTCAGTCGAAAACTTGTCCGCATTTCTAAATGCATAGTCAAATTGAAACTTGGGATACTTGAGAGATACATCTTCGCCTTCCGTCAGCCTACCTTCATGATCGAATGATCCCGTAGGGCCTCCTAGGGCGCTTCCTAACGCGTTTCGCGCTTGATGCAGGTTCACGATATAGGAATACTCTAAAACGGCCTCCTCGTAGTGGTTATAGACGTTCTTGGCGGTAATCTCAATGTCTAGTACATCTCCACCTAATCTCTTGTAGGTATATGCAACTTGAGCTCGTGCACCAGAAACAAAAGATTCTGTATTGTAGTACCCAATTGCTAAAGAATCTACAACCGTAGCCAATACATCAGTTGATGTCTCGGGCAAAGTAATCGCCGATACCGTTGAGGCCGGCGTTAAATCTGGAAATGACATGTGAAACCCTCCGTCGTAATAAATAGTTCGAGAAAAAAGAAACCCCCGCACACACTGTGCCCGAGGGAAAGGAGGTTAAAATGAAACTAACTTATTTTTCTTTTTTTGTTGTTTTCTTGCGAGTTGTCTTACGACGAGTGGTTTTTCTAGCTGTCTTTTTTTCTTTAACTTCTTCGACTGCTTCTTTCGCTTCTTCAACAATATCTTCAACAGTAGCTTTTGCTTCTTCGGCAATCTCTTCTATTTCCTCTACTGTTTCGACAATTTCTTCTTTTACTTCTTCAGCAATCTCGACAATCTTGTCGGCTACTTCTTCAGCAATTTCTTTTATTTCTTCGACAGCGATGGTTGCGGCTTTTTTGGCTGCAGCAGCGGCTTGTCTAGCTTTTAATCTTAATCTTTTTTTCTTGATACCCATTGTAATCTCCTAGTTTATGATTGAGTCCATTGAACGCCATGAGCCATGCCTGTAACATACCATTTCGAGCCATCACAAATCAAGTCTACGTAGGTACCAGCGGATGCTGCCGCTGGAATCGTTAATATTGTTTGGGATGTTTCGCCTGCATTTACAAACCCGGCACCTGCCCCAGTGCCGGCGTCGTAAATCAGCACTCCTTCCATAGCTGGGAGGTTAATGTTGATAGCAGCAGTGGTATCTTCACGTACAATGATTTTAAAGTATGAGCCTTTATCTAGAAAGCTTACGTTTAAGTCAACTACACTAGAGGCGCTTACAAATATGCACTGACCTGTTTGCTTTATGCTTAGGTTTGTACTTGAAGAAACTCTCTTGGTAACCCATCGAGAGGCGTTAAATGGTGTTCTTGCGATTTTAGCCATTGTTTTATTTCCTTTTGTTATTAAATAGTTTGTTTATTTATTTATAGTTCGCTAGCTTCTGCAATAGTCAT